ATCGGCAGCTCTCAATAACGCAAAAGATGTTATCCCTGGTTTAAAAAAGGGATGGATCGATGCCGGCGATGATCGCGTTCGTGATTCTCATGCCGAGGTTTCTGGTGAAGTTGTAGACGCTGATGATACGTTCTCAAACGGTCTTCGTTGGCCAAGGGATACAAATGTTGACGACCCTGCAGAGGTAATAAATTGCCGTTGCACTCTGGTAATGCTTCCCCCTGGTGAAGATTTGGACATATAGTAGAATTAACCTTAACGGAGATGGTAAAGCATGGAAAACAAGAAAGCAGAAAGCCTGCTTGGCTTTGGCACTATAAAATCAATGGCAAGTGGTGAAGTTGTTATTGAAGGTCTTGCCAACAAAAAGATTGTGGATCGCGGCAACGACATTATCAACACCGACGCTTGGGATCTTGAAAATTTCAAGAAAAATCCCGTGATTTTATATAACCATGGCTTCGACCCTCAACTTGGTGGAACACCGATTGGAAAGGCCATCGACGTAAAACCAACAGAAGATGGCCTTTATATTAAAGCCAAGCTTTCTAACCTTGATGACCCAATGCTTAACCGCATCCGAGGGCTCGTTAAAGAAAAAATATTGCGAGCTTTTTCAGTTGGCTTTAATCCAATTGAGGCCGACATGGACCCTAAAACTGGTCTTCGCACGATCAAAAAGGCAGAGCTTTTTGAAGTTTCTGTCGTTGGCGTTCCCATGAATCAAGATTCTCTGTTTGAACTTTCATCAAAAATGCTAAATATGCCTGTGGATAAATTGAAAAAAGATATATTAACGAGAAAAGGCGCTTGGGTCGCTGCAACCATTCACGATAAGATCTACGAACGCCAAAAGGATGGAAACCTCGATCGAGAGGCCGCTATTAAAGAAATAGCCGAAATGGCAGGCGTTGAAATCGACGACATTATGAACGTGCTCGCCGGTAACACGACTCCAGTTCCGGAAAGTATTTTAGCGGCTGTCTCGAATGTTCTTGAGATCGACATCGACGAATTAAATCGTTTGAACGCTGGAGATGTTGAAGTTGAAAAAGACGAAACACCAGAAGGAACTGAAGAGGAAGAAGAAGAGGAAGATGTTGAAGGCGATATCGAATCAGAAGAAAGCATGGGCGCGGGAAGCGAAGCGTCAAATAAAGATGATGCTAGCACAAAAGATTTCCAAGACTGCGTAGCTGAAAAAATCCCAAAACTTATTGAAGAGGGACGCGAGCAAGAGCAAGCGATTGCCATTGCTATTTCCATGTGTTCGGAAGGAAAATGCAAAACAAAACCAACAAAAGATCAATATTCTAAGTGGTTTAAGATCGCTGACGCTGTAAAAAAACAAGCCGATCAAAACGAAGCTGGTGTGTCCGATGTAACGACGACCATCAACGCAACAAAAACAGAAGCTGAGAACAATGATTTCGGTTCTCCGATGCTCGACGCGCAAAAGCAAACAAACGTGTTACTAGGCGCACTTATTAATGAAATTCAAAAACTTTCTGCTAAAATGGATCAAACTCAAAAACAAAATCCAGAAGAAGTAGCGGACGAGGTGGGGGCGGCGACCGATTCACAATCGTCGTCGTCTTTGGAAGACAGGAAAAATCGTTCAGAAAAGTTTGGAATTGAAGTCCTAGAGTCGGCAAACGAAGCCTTTCCGGACGGTGGGCCGAAGACAATAGACGGCTATGGCGATCCTGTCAATTTAAAGTATCCAATCGATTCAGCCGAACAAGCTAATAGTTCAAGAAAGAAGTTTAAAGAGAACGCTTCTGAATACTCAAACGATAAGTCAAAGTCTGTAGTCCATAGTCGTATAGTGAGCGCGCAGCTTGGCTTTGGAGAGAAAGTCGACTACTCGGACGAAGATGAAATGGATAAGATGCTTAACGATGAATTGAAGTCGAAGCTGAAGGAAAGTCAAGCAAAGATGCTTGACTCATTCATAAAACGCATAGAAAATGTAAAGAAGAAATTAAACGACGTCGAACAGGCAATCTCCAAATAAAAGCCTTGGGAGCTCCGAATGGATTTAAGTCAATTAGAAGCAGAAACTAAAAAATTAGAAGATCGCATTTCAGACGTTGAAAAACACGTTCAGACAAGTGATGAATCTAAGCTCAACAATATTACGAAAGGAAACAACACAATGACGCCGACTGTCGGTAGCCGATCCAATTCGGATGAAGCTCGTGCGCTGATGTATTTCGGCGTCCCCCATGTGAAAAAATTGCTTGAAGTAAACGTGGGTCATCCGCGATTTGCTAAAGTACCAGACGAGTTAAAATATCTCGTTTTGGAACTCAAGCGAGATATGGACGTTGCACGCATGATGCAACAAATCGTTGGCGGTGAACCAACTGACCGTGACGAAAAACCAGTCATGGTTAAAGGTATCCTTGATTCCTATTTCGGAAAAAATATTCTTGCTCCAAAACTTAAAGCTTTTGGTTCAACTGTTTCTGGTGCCGGTGATGAGTGGGTTCCAACTGGAATATCCGCTTCTTACATCGAAGAGTATCAACTTGAGCACCAAGTTGCGCGTCAGTTCCGTCAAATCAACATGCCGACCGATCCATATGATTTGCCGGTTCAAAAAGATGTGACCGAAGCCCGTATCCAAGCCGAAGGCAGTGGTCTTACTGGTGCAAATTTCGGAACCGACAAGATCCGTCTTGACGCGATCAAATTGACTGAGTTCATGGTATTGCCTGAAGAATTAAACGAAGACTCTGCGCCTGATATTTTGGGCCTTGTTCGTTCAGAAGTTATCGAAGCGCAAATCCGCGCCGTCGAGCAAGCAATCATCAATGGTGATTCTGATGGAACGCATCAAGATTATGATACCCATAACGGAGCGGCTAACCTTGCTGCAAAGGCTTGGGACGGCTTGATCAAATTGGGTATGGCAAACTCTGCCAACGGCGGTAACAAGGATTTCAGCGGCGCTGCTGTTGATGTCACCAAGCTTCGCGACATGCGAACCAAGATGAAAAAATATGGAGTTAATCCTCGTGAATTGGTTTGGCTTGTTTCAACCAAGGTCTATAACCAATTCTTGGGTCTTAGCGATGTGACCACAGTTGAAAAATTCGGCCCTATGGCGACAATTTTGCAAGGCGCACTAGCTGCCCTTGATGGAATACCCATCGTCATTTCCGAATACATGCGCGATAATGTTGCAGCAACTGGTTTCAATACCATGGCCGGTCCTAACACGTTCAGCCGCATAGCTCTTGTAAACAAGCAACGTTTTTTCTTCGGCGTTCGTCGTCCAATCCGTGTAAAAGCGGTTATGGATCCAACACCACCGAACGATCAATGGTTGCTTTGTTCATGGTGGAGAGGTGATTTCAAAGGTCACGCTCAATCCGCGACTGAAATTTCTGTCGTAACTGGATACAATATCGTCTAAGACTAAAATTAAGTCGAACGAACATGAGGGGGACTGTATGATAAGTGCAGTCCCCTTCTTTGTTGGAGCTTGATCTCTTGGCTTTACCATCCGTCGTACAACTAAATGAATATGCTTCAGGGGAATTATTTGAGCTCGCAAACCCGCCTGTTTTAGCTGTTCGTGGTCCCGGCACTTATAAACAAGTTGCAGAAATACGCGGAAACTCTCTTTTGTCTTCTGTTTTTATTCGAAGCATAGACCCCGGCGCTACGCTTAAAATAAACTATTATGACACGACGACAGGCGCAACGTTTAACGAACGTTTTGAACTTACTGGCCATGACTTAATTGATGATTCTGTTGCGCCGCTTACCACATTCAGAATCCTTGTTACAAAGATTCATCACCGTATTGTGGCTGAAGCCGTTGTTATGGGCGGCAATGTTGATTTCAGTCTCTACGCAACAACTGTTTCGAGTACAGCTTCTGATCTTGATGCGGCTCTTATTCGTGATGAAGACGTTTTTAATCAACCCACTAACAAAGCAATACCGGTTGCCACGCTTGATGAGTCGGATGGAAAGCTTTATTTCTTAAGATCAAAAGCCGGTGTTTTAACGATTGAACAAAACTTTGGTTTGCCTTTTTATCTTAAAAGCACGGACGCCAAACAAACTTTACCTAATTCCAATTTGGTTCTTGTTTCTGGAGTTGTCCCGGTTTCTAAAGTTTGGCGTCTTCGCCGTCTTGAGGCTCAATGCCGAGCCTACGGCTATTTTGAAATTTTCATTGATTCTACGCGTATAGCCCGTTCGAACTCTAGTCCTGTGAGTGATAATCCTTTTTTTCATTTTGATCCTTTCGTCGAAGCTACCGCTGGAGAAACGGTTACGATACAATATACCCAATCCTACGGGCCAAGTTTGGATGTTTCCGCGTTTTTATTTGCGACCGAAGAAAACGCCTAAAGACAAACATTTGTAACCCGATAAAAGAGAAAACAAAAACAAGGAGTCAATCATGGCTGACGTAAGAACCAGTTTTATAACGCTTGAAGATGTTGCAACCGGCGCTGGTGTGCCACTGCATAAAGCAGTTGAAGGGGACGCGGCGGCTGGTAAGAACGCTCATGGTGCCCTTGTTGCAAAAGACGACTCTGGAAACCTGCAATACGTTCGCGTTAACTCAAACCGTGAGATTGTTGTTTCCAGTGATTCTGCCGATTTAGCATGCCTTACGGATGAAGGTGGCGTTGTCGGAACAACTTCTTTTCAAGATATCGCAACAATCGCCCTGAATGATGGCGCTGTTTATAAGAAAATCGGGTTTTCTGGTTCGTCGTTTCGCGATGCCATATTTGAACTGCTTTGGGTCGACGATGTTGGTGGAACAGACACGGAAACCATTTTGCATACGTTTCGCGTGGGTGCTGGTGCTTACAATGAAGTTGCAGAGCTTTCTTGCCTTGAGTTCACGGCTGGAACCACTGCCGAGCTTCGTTTAAGGGGAAAAAATTTGAACGTTGCCAGCGATATTGATGGCATGATTTCCGTTCTTGAGGTTCAATAATCGTAAAGGGGAAAAAGGATTATGGCTCTTAAATTCGATAGATTAACATTCAAGTCTGGCGTTATGATCATCAACGAAACACGCGACACAGGTGTAAAAACAGAGGATGGCAAGCCAGTGATCGAAGTTAAACACTTAAAATTAAAGCCATCCGACAAAGGAAAGTTCTTCGAATTTTGGAACGAAGATGACATACTAAAGCGATATCCGCATAGTTTTACAAAAGAAGGGAAATAAAAAATGGAATCATTGAAAATAAGTCATTTGGTTGATTACACTCCAGATAGCAACGATCCGATTGCAACACCTGAAATCATGTGTCGTCTTTTGGCAAAAGCCTTGATAGCTATGGCTGCAAAAGTTGATGTGCTGACAGCAAAATTGAACGCTGACGCCGGTGTCACGGACACAAATTATGCCATTGATTTTGAGACAGTGGTAACTGGAACCGAATATACTGGCGCTTAATCTTTATTCCGAGTTGAATTGTGGCCGACGTCGAAGCACAGATGGAAATTGAAGATAACGCTGGTTCGACGTCGCACTATTCTGGAACCGTCGGCACCACGCCGACGACCATGCCTGCTGTTTCTAACAAAGTGATTTCTTCATTTTGGATTGAAAACAATGCAAATTTAAATACACCAAACAAATTGTTAGAATTTTCATGTGACGGCGGAACTTCTTATACTCAACTTTACATTGGCGAATCCATGGTTTGGTCACCAAAGGGTTACATTAAACAAATCTATATTCGCGGCAATGTTGCGTCTGTTGCTTATAGATCTGTTGTGAATTATGAGGATTATTGATGCTTGGAAAATATTTCAGCTCAGTAAACCAAGAAGAAATCTTGCGTATGGCCTTGCTCCCTGGCTTTCATGTCGGAGAGGTCTACGACAATTTAACGATTAGCTATGTCAGTGAAGAATTGAAAATACTTCAATTTGAGAATGAAGGGATTATTCAATTCCAGATGTTTATTGAGCGCCAAGATGACGGAGGTTATGTTGTTCAAAAGCGACCTGGCGAATTCTTCATGTTGCAAGAAAATGGCGACGTGTTACTTCAAGAAAACGGCGATAAGTTAAAAGTTTCTGGTCTTATTCCAGTTTAAAATAAAAGGGTTTTTCCTATGGCTGACGCAAAAATCAGTGATTTAACCGAACTAACCCAAGTGGCTAATGATGATCTTTTGCCAATTGTTGATGTTTCGGCTATGCCGGCAACAACAAAAAAAATCACTGTTCAAAACTTGCGTCTTCGAGGTTTTGTTTTTTCTCAGCTTAACACTGGACAAGCAACGGGAAACACAAACGGCACGTTTACGACCATGAACTTTAACTTAGACTACGCCTCTGTTCTTGCCAGCATTATTGATCGACCGACTGCTTCACAGTTTAGGGCTCTTATTGCTGGTTGGTATCGAATTACCTATCAAATGTATGGTGTGCCGTCGGCTAACGATCGCGGTGCTGAAATTCGTCTTATTAAAAACGGAGTTGGTACAGCTCTTTCTGGTTCAACCATGAGAATAACCAGAGCTAACGCTACGCTTGGCGGTTTTGGTGGAAAAATTTTTGCAGTCCAACTTGCTGCAAACGACTATATCGAATTGCAAGCAGCACCTCTTGATGCAAGCATTGTTACATTCAGTAATTTTTCAAACTTATCTTTTGAACTTATAGCTTTGGTTTAAACCATGATGCGTGTTGATTGGTCGACTTTTAAATCACTAGCTGAAGCAAAAGGTTTAAGCCCGCAAGTTGTTGAAACTAGTGGTTATTATCATCTTTATGCTTACGACGGGGCTTTTAATTTTGAGTGTCGGCTTTTTAAAAATAACGACCAAGAAGCGATAGCTGATTTTCAAGAAACATTTTCAGGGAAAATAAATAAACCACTGAAACCTCGTGACAGCGTTCTTGGTCGTGAAGTTGTTGTCACGACGGCTTTTGCAATCAATACAGACTACGAAGTCAAGGCAACAGGCTATTCAGGGACGGCAACAAAAACAGAAACGACTAACCTTGATTTTCCAATTGGCAACGAGGACCGTTATATCGATGGTCTTCGCATCATTCTTTATAACCATCATGAAGACGATAAAATTGATTTTAGCGTTGTTGATAAAGACGGTGTTCTTGCGCCGCCTGGAACCGTGCTAAAACAATTTGGCTTTGATTGGAACGTCGATGCTTCAAAAGCCTGCCAAGAAAAAGAGGGATTTAATTATCTGGCTCGTATTCCTGCTGGTCTTTACATGCGGTTTACCTATAAATCACAGGGCACACAAAACGACGTAAAAGTTAAACTTAACGCCTACCTACATAAAAGAGTTCTTCCTACATGATGTTTAAAATATCGCTTAACATTAGCGACATGAACCTTGCTCCTTGGCGGGTCATTGATGAGACTGGGAATTCTCATTATTTTGAAAAGATAACGTTTACCTGCGAATCTCGCACGTTTGCGGAAAAAAACAAAGAGCAAGACACGTATCGCGGCCACCTTATTTGTCATGGTAAAATGACTACAAATAAACAAGGATCAGAGGCCGTTTTTTATTGAAATTCCTTTTCGTTAGCTCTCCAAAAATTGGATCCAGAATCATACGTTGGGCTCTTAAAGCACGTTCGTCGCATTTTGCTATTTGCTTTGACGAAGATCCATTCATAGAAAACGCCATTGTTTTCCATAGTTATGGTGTATCTGGAACACACCTTGTTTGGTTCGAGGACTTTATTGCCAATTACAAAATCGAATATGCTTTGACTTTGAAGGGTGAATCAACGCTTGAAAAAGAAGAAAGCGTTTATAAAAGAATTATCCGTGAGTCAAAAGCCAAGGGATATGATTTCTGGGCTCTTGCCTGGTGGGTTTGGCATGGTGCCATGGAACGTTTTTTTGGAAAAAAGATACCTCTCGAAAACGGTTGGCAGCGTGATGGATATGCTCTTTGTACGCAACTTGCAGAAGCGCCGATCAAAGCTCTTGGGATTAATATTCCGATTGATTTTGAGGCAACCGAGCCAGACGAACTGGCAGAAACACTCATCGAATCGAGTTACTTTTATGACGATAGACATTGGAAAATGAAGGCCAACCGTTTAAGGTTATCCTTATAACGTAAAGACATTTTTCCGAGGTTGAAAATTATGAAAATCCGTCTAAAAGCGCGAAGAATTCCTGGCGACGATCCTGTAACGTTTAAAAATCCTGGCGGTGATCCAATTTATTTAAAAGACATTGGCTCTGTAAGCCAAGAAATAAGCGATCAAGTGGCCGTTGAACTGGTTTCAAGATATCCAGATATCTTGGAATATGAAACCGAGAAAAAAGTTGATTACGAACCGAAAATGGCCAAGAATTATGAGAACAAAACCACACGCAGTCGCATTCGAGACATAGCTGAAACATCGGCTAAGGACGTAACTGATGCCATTCACGATTGATTCTTACGCGTTAACGACGCTGGCTGACGTAAAGGAACATTTAAATATTCCGACGGCAACCACTACAAATGATAACATCCTTATACGTCAAATAAACGCAGCCAGTGAAATGATTGAAACTTACATAGATCGAAAAGTTCGGCAGCGTTCATTTACTGAATATTATGACGGACGCGGAAATGACCGTATTTTGCTTCGTCAATGGCCGGTAACAAAACCAACCGAGCTCTGGGATGATTCTTCGGGGTTGTTTACAGACAGCTCAAACCAGTTTCAAGCCACGGAGTTTGAGGTCGAGGGCGATCCGGCAACGGGCGTTATATTGCTTGGCGGTCGAAAGTTTTCAAAAGGTACGCGCAATATTAAAGTGGTTTATCAAGGTGGCTATGCCACAACCCCATATATCATAGCCGAATGCTGCATTTGGACCGTCGAGTTTCTTTACGACATGAAGTCCGATAGGAGCATTAGGGTTCAGTCGAAGGGTAAAAATCAAGAGACAACAACGTTTTTGGGCGACTTGCCACCAGTGGTTAAAAATATGCTTGAGCCTTATCGTCGTTTCGAGGTGCCGCTTGCCTACGTTGGAGTTCAAAACACATAATGGCCGAATTTATAAAAATTGGAAATATTGGCACAGTGCTTGAACGGCGTGTTTCGGAAAGATTGGCTCGATTATCGCCAAAAGACCCTAGGATAAATGAAGTTTTAACAAGAATTGGCATTTTGATTGAAACTGAAGCGAAACTTAATATTCGTCGAAAAAGAATTATTGATACCGGAACTCTTCTTAATTCGATTCGTTACCGTCTGCAGCAGTCTGGTTCTATAGCCGAAGTGAAAATTGGATCATTCGGCGTTCCTTATGCCGCCGCACATGAGTTTGGTTTTTCTGGTCCGGTTGCTGTGCGGTCATTTACAAGGATTCAAACGACGGCCTTCGGACGCGTTATGCCGCAAGCTAGACCCGTAACAGTCTCGGCTCATACCCGGTTCATGCGCGTTCGGGAAAGGCCATATTTGCGCCCTGCTTTAAGAAAACATCAAACAAAAATTGTTGAAATGCTGCGTGAGGTCTATCGTTAAACATGGAAGCTGATATCGCAGATAAAATTGTCGAAATCCTGGAAGCCATTCCTGGCCTCAATTACGTGTCATTTGATAAAATAATTTTGGCAACCAGTGACTTCAGAGATCATGAGCTTCCAGCGGTTCAGGTTTGGGACGTGGCTCAAACGATTCAGCATGAACGCGGTCGAATCTTGGTTAATTGGTCGCTCAGTGTTGAAATTATTATGAAGTCACTAACGTCTGGTCTCGTGAATCAAAAGGATCTTTGGGATCTTCGCCGCGACGTGCAGCTTGCGCTTTGGGCAAATCCAAATTTAGGCATTCCAGGCGTGGTTCATTTAATTTATACTGGGAACATAACTGACCTACATTCAATAGAGCCTTACTATATTGCGCGGCTTGATTTTGATGTTCAGTATTACGACAATCTCACGGGTTCATGCTAGAATTTTAAAAGTAAATTGGAGGCTGTAATAAATGTCAAAGAACTTTCCCGCGTTGCACGCAAGCGCCAATGACTCGGTTGCCCTTGAGCAAAAAATATATGTAAAGCTTGAGTCCGTGCGCGGAACCATGGTTTTGCCTACTGGAAGTGATTTTATTTATCATATAGGCGGCGGTTCAGTTAACTTTGTTCAGCCGATTGAATCTTCACCACATAAGTCAGGGCGCCACCATACTAGCGTCATTAAGCAAAAAACTGAAACAACTTGGACAATACCAACGTTTTTCAACATCGACACCACACTTGGTTCTGCTTCTCCAAACGAGATATCAGCGGGCATGAAAGTTCTTCATAAGTCTATGTTTGGATACGAAGACCTTTCGACTTCACCTGTTTACAACACGTCTCAAGATCCAGACATCACGTTTACCATTATGGAAATTGGCGACGTTTGGGCAAAGCAAGCGCCTGGATGTTTTGTTGAGGCTTGTAACATGACTTTCCCTGGTGATGGCCAAGCGCAAGCTGAATGGTCCGGCATGGGAAAAACTGTTTTGCTTGTTGGAATTGGGAAATCAGTGACCAACAATAACGCAAATACAGTTACACTTGCGACTGGTGAAGGAAAACGGTTTCCTGTTGGCGCAAAAGTCATGATTATAAAAGACGACAACACTAAGTCGACGGATACACCTGCTGGCACAGCTAGGACAGTGACTTCTGTAACCGGTGATGTTGTAACCGTTGACGGCGCTGTTTTAGCTGATGCCGACGGCACTACTGATCCAGTTTACTTGGTTTATTACGAGCCAGAATCACCGACATCAATTAACGATCCGCAAACTGGTCTTCAAGGTTCGATTACAATCGCAGGGTTTGGAGCCATTGATAACTGCGTTCGTTCGCTTTCAATTAGTGCTGCAAATAACCACGAGTTGCAGGACTTCTGCTACGGGGAAGAAGGTCTCGGGGGGCCTCTCTTCACTCCGGGCGGACGATTCACAGCCGAAGTTAGTATCGAGCTTAACTTGAACAAAGAGCTTGTTGCATTTATCAATAACTTAAAAGAGTTTGATGGCGATGATATTACTTTGATCTTGGGTGATGCTACAAGTCGACACCTGCAAATCGAAATTCCAAAGGTCATATTCCCAATCCCAGAAATACCTGTTCCAGAAACAGGGACAATTCCAGTAACGTTTACTGGAAACGCTTATCAGACGGCGCTTGACGCCGCCGACGAGATAACGTTAAGCTATCTCTAGTCGAAAAGGTAAAGACGTTTTTATTTGCCTTTTCGCAGATGAAAACGTCTTTTCTTTTTTAAGAGGTTCCAATGTTTGGTTTTGAAGAAGATTCCGAGCTAGTCGAAGTTATTGTTTTTAAAGATGCCTCGGTTCAATGCACACGTGACGAGTATGCTGAGTATCTAAAAACACTCGATGAAAGCCTTTTAAAAATTAAAGAAGACATGAATCCAACACGCTGGGTCATGAAAAAGACACTGACTTACGGCGAACAACGAAAAATAAAGGATTCACAAGTCGGATTTAAAGATGGTGATATGACTTTAAGACTTGGTTTTATGCTCGACGAAGTGCGGTTTTCGCTTGTTGACATAAAAAATGCTGGTAAAGGTGTTGAATTCAAGAAAGACTCTGACGGATATGTTTCAAAATCTTTGATTGAAAAATTAGATGCCGCTGGGATTGTCCGAGAACTTCATGAAGCACGCCAAACGGCTCTTTCCTTGAAAAGCTTTCCAAAAAAAAGCTAGTAGCACTATTAGAACTAGCTTATGCGAATACGTCGGCCCTTGAAAAAGAGGGCCGAAATTTTAATTGCGCAACTTGCCCAAAATCCATTCAAAAAATAAGACGCTGTCGAGAGGATCGCGAAGACTTTACGTCGGCTGACGGAGCGATTTGGCCGCTTTATATAAACAAAGGCGGCGAATTATATAGTTTCTGCCCATCAAAGGCGACTTGGGACCAACGCTTAAAAGCTATGTTTGACGAATTAATCTTGATAGCTGAAATGGGTTGGCTTCCCGTGAAGGGAACATTCTATGATCAACCGTCTTGGCTCATAGAAACGCTTGCCTGGTTCATTCCCCGCTACGATTTCATGAAATTCATGCGAAAAGCCGATACAATATTAGGTGGAAATGATGTTAAAAATAATAAAGTAACTAATCCGAATAAAGCGCCCGTCCGTTCAAGAGGGAGAAGATAAATTGGCTGTTTCTGATGAACTGCTAGTTAGCGTAAAAATCGATACAAAAGATGGAACGGTCGCGGTTAAGGACCTTGCTGTTTCATTTAAAGACCTTGAAAAAGCCGCAAAAGACGGCGGCAAGTCTCTTGAACAGTCTGGAAAACAAGGAAAAGATGCCGGTCTTCGTTTCACCGAGTTAAACAGTGTTCTTGAGCTAGCTAGCAAAGCTTATACAGCCCTTGTTGGACCAATTAATAAGGTACTTTCTGGCTTTATTGACCAAGAAAAAGCACAGACTGATCTTCGGAATACGCTTAAAGGTCTTGGTTTTGATACGCGTGGGGCTTTAAAAGACCTTGTCGACTTTGCCGACGAGCTTGAATCGCTTAGTGGAGTCGAAGCTGAAACAACTTTGGGTCTGGCTCGTATGGCTAAGACTATGGGTCTTACGAATGCAGAAACAAAGCGTATCACGGAAGCAGCTTTTGGACTTTCCAACGTTATGGGTATGGATGTCAATTCGGCATTTAATGATCTTATTGGCCAACTTAACGGGGCTACGGGTCGATCGGCTAAATTTGTGGCCGGTCTTAAAGATCTAAATCAAGAGCAATTGAAAACTGGGGAAGGTATCGAGCTTGTTTATAAACAGTTTGCTCAGTTTGCGAGTTTATCGGGCGGATCTCTTGCTGGAAATATCAAGATTGCACAAGAAGCATTCAATAGCATTCTCGACGAAATAGGTCAGATCATTGTTGAGTTTATTGATCTGCCAAATCTTGTTCGTGAATCGGCTAAGATGTTTAGAGAAATTGCAAAAGATGTTGCAGCGTTTGGTGAACGTTTAAAAATATTAAAACAAGGTCTTTCAGAGATAAGTTTTGATGAATTTATTTCTGGAATTAGGGCTTTGGGTATTGCTCTTACAACAGCGTTTGTTGCTGTTAATTTTCAAGCTATTTTAGCAGGATTTACTGCTATAAGGACTGCATTAACAGCAACAGCTATTCCCGCTGCTCTTGTTGCTGCAAAATTTGCACTCATTACGGCGGCTGTTGTTGCGTTTGTTGTTGCTGTTGAAACAGTTATCGCAAACCTAGACCAGTTAACAGTTCTTGGAAAAGCCATTGAACTTGCATTCTTGACCATGGTTTCAAGAGTGATTCAGGGCTTTACATTTATTGCAACGGCTGGTCTATCTGCTGTCGAGTCTATATTAGAACCTCTTTCTAAGTTTTCTACCGTTGCCGATTCAGCTTTGCAAAAAGTAAGAGAAGGCATGGTTTCTTTGACTAGATCGTCTGACGAGTCACAAGAAAGCATAGATTTATTAAATGAAAGCCTTAACGATACTGGAAAAGATTTAAAAATAGGTTCTACGCTTAGTTTTATTCTTAAGGGTGTTGATGCCGTAAAGAATGTGTTCGGTGATTTAAACAAAGAGTCTGATGATCTAAATAATACATTTGAGGATATAGCTAGAAGATCACAGCAATCATTGCAGCTTTCAAAAGAGCAGCTTCAAACTATTCAACAACTTAAAACAGAAAATGAAGCCATCTTAACCGAGACGGCAAACATGAATGCGAGTCAGTTTGATATTATTGAACGTCAACTCGCTCTTGAACTTAAGAAGATAGATGCTAAACGTGAACAATTGATCCTTGAGGGCAAGATTTCTAAGGAAGCATTAAAGCTTTTAGAAGAACAAGCATCGGCGCAAAAAGCCAAATCAGAAGCACAGATAAATCAAATTGGTAAAGTTGACATTATCCCACAGGGTACAATAGACGCGCTCCGTGCTTCAGTTAGCGACGGTGCAGCAGATTTGGCTTCTGGTATATCATCGGCTTTTAATGCTTTTGCTGGCGCGGCTACCGCAATTATGGGCGCTGTTAATGGCGTTCTCGATTTCGCGCAGCAAGTTATAGATTTTATCCCACAAGTTTTAGGTAAAATTGCCAACATATTTAACTCTATTACTGAGCTGCCTGGAAAAATAGTTGAGGGTTTTAAAAATGTTTTTACTGCTGTCACAAGATTTATACAGGAGTTTATCCCGAATTTAATTGCTGGAATTGAAGATCTTGTAAATGGATTGGTTGATTTTTTAATAGAGGGATTACCAGCGGCTTTTGAAAGTCTTTTAGCAAGGCTTCCAGATATTATTGTTGGTTTGATCGACAGGCTGCCAGAATTAATAGAGAGATTTGTAACAGGCTTTATTGATTCGATGCCAAGAATAACCATTGCTTTGATAAATGGTCTTGTTGAAGGAGCGCCTAAAATAGCTCTTTCGATGATTAAAGTTTTCGTGGTTGAAATACCAAAAGCAATAATTCGCGGCATTCTTGAAGGCGCCAAGCAACTTGAAAAAAGGCTAAGAAACTTTTTTACTGGAGTTAAGCTTCCAAAAGAGATAACCGACCTGCCAAAAGAGCTTGATAAAAACATCAAGAACCTTGGAAGAGGTATCGCAAAAGAATCGTCGAAATTGTTTAAGGTCTTGGATCTTGATCAAGCCGCAAAAGCAGAGGATCGTTTTAGGCAGCTTGAAGACATAACAGAAATGTCGATTGAGAAAATAAAAAGCCTTTGGCAGTCGTTCATTGACGGCTTGGTTGCTATTTGGCGTTATATTTATGAGACATTTCTTAAGCCGTTTATCGATGCGTTGACTGCTGTTTGGAGATATATATGGGAAAACATACTTAAACCGTTTCTTGATGTGCTTTGGGCTGTTTGGAACCGTATTTATACAGGTATTATTCTTCCAATCATAAATGCTTTTAAAGAGACTTGGGGTCTTTTAAAGAATTTTGTCGAAAATGCTTGGTCAAATATTATTAATTTTTTCCAAAATTTATTTAAAGGAAAAATTGAAGAGGCTTTTTCAGGAATTCTTAAATCACTCAGCACGGCTGGAAAGCAAATATGGGATGGTTTCAAGTATGGCCTAGAATCTGCTGGGAATTTATTTACTAGCATGGGAACAAAAATATGGAACGGCCTAAAGAGCGGACTTGATGGTTTAAGTAAGTTCTTTTCAGATATGTTTAATAAGCTTAATCCTGCCAATCTTTTTGAAAAGATTTTTAGAATCGATTACAAGGGAAAAGATACAGTCGAAAAAGCTTTAAATATAGATATCCCATTCGCAAACTTCGCAACCGGCGGTATGGTTCCAGGTAAGCCAGTAACAAATGGTGATAGTCTTTTAAACGATAGAGTCCTAGCTTTACTCTCACCTGGAGAAGCCATCATCCCAAGATCGGCTATGCAAAGCCCAGAAATAGCTTCCATTGTTCAAGCAATTTTAAATGGAAGACTTAGGGTCCCACAATTTGCATTTGGTGGCATTGGTAAAGCAATCGGCGGTGCCGTTAGTGGAGCTAAAGATCTTGGTGGCACAATCTCAGATGTTGGAAAAAACGTTGGCGGTGGAATTTCAGGAACGGTTAAAGACATTGGTGGGCAGGCTTCAGAACTGGGTAAACAAGCCTTAAAAGAAATAGGGTTAGATCTGAATGCAGCTTGGCGAATGGTACAAGAACGAACGTTCGCCATGGTCATGCAGATGTTCCGAGAAAACGCTTTTGCCAATGGCGGTATTGTTTCCGGTTCTGGACTTGGCGATACGGTTCCTGCCATGTTAACGCCTGGTGAATATGTCATGAATCGAAACGCTGTTAATTCACTTGGTCAAAATTTCATGAACCAAGTGAATAAAGGCAATGTTCCAAATGGTCAGCCTATTTATAACGTCGATATGAAAGTTTCAATTGAAGCGTCTTCACAGTCACTCGATGAATCATTTATTAGAAACAGGCTTATTCCTTCGATAAAAGATGAATTTCGACGTGCATCAATTCGCGGCGAATTTTTAATGTCTCCGAAAGGACTTAGAACAACATGAGCGTTGTCACCACAATAAACAATTATTTAGACGATGCCTATCTTGACGAAGGTCCATATTTGACAAGTCATGCCCAAGGCAATCAGGGCATGCAAGCACGTATTGTTATCAATGCTTTAGAAAGTTTAGCTTTTCAATCACAGATAGAAATTGAAAATTTCTTAAACGCAGTTGCTTTACAAGCTGAAATAACGATTGCAAATGCTTTATTTGAAAACGCATTTCAAGCATCGATAACAATAAATGCTGAAAAATATTTGGCTATGCAAGTCCTCGTTGATATCGAGGATGTTTTAAAAAACGTAGCCATGCAAAGTCAGATAACAATTCAGGATAGTCTTTTTGCAAATGGTTTCCAGTCTCTTTTAACGATTGATGCGGATAATCAGGCGGCTATGCAGTCGCTTAGAGAAATAAAAGACAGACTTAAAAACCAAGGAATGCAAGCCGAGATCATAATCAACGCTCTTCTCGCTAAAGGCTTCGAGGTTCGTGTTGATAAATATCCAACGTCTACTTGTCAAAGCGGCGCTGGTTATCTTGAAATGGATTATCTTGAATCACCTTATCTAATTGATATTTGGTGTACGCGTCCTGGAATGCAAGCTTTGATTCAGATTGTTGACTTCCTTGTTCCAAAAGGAATGCAATCTGAAATTACGATTGTTGATTTCTTGAAACCTGTCTCTTTTCAATCAAAGATTCAAATTGTCGATTTTAAACGTCCTGTTGGTATGCAGGCCGATGCCGTTCGTACAACTAACATAGGTATGCAGTCGCTTGCGACAATTTACAATACAAAAAATCTTCGTATTCTTTGTAGCTTCCCGTCGCGTGGTTTAACCAATACAAATTGGACAGCTAACAGCACTGCGGCTGGTGATTTTTCAGTTCAAAATCTTGATACTGATATTGTTGAGCAGGTTTGGAGGTCAAACAGTGTTGTAACTGGTCTTCAACTTGTGTGCGATACTGGCCTTGCGCAAGGTGTGTTCCTTGATACCATGGCTATTTTAAATCACAACATGACAAGATCGGCTAACATCAGTCTTATAGGTTCAAATGATCCAACATTTTCTGTTGTTGGTATTACTATTCCGATTCAATCAAGGTCGAATAACATATTTTATATTTCTCCAACACTTCCAACCAGTGGTTATAGGTATTGGCGTTTTGATATAGATGATGCAACAAATCCAGACGGTTTTGTTCAAATAGGAACAATTATTTTTGGTGCTTCTGAAATATTCCAAGGTGAATGCTTTGTTGATGAGATTGAATTTGAATTAAAAGATTATGCTTCAACAGTTAGAACCGAGGGTTTTACCCATGTTTCTAACTCAAGGTCGCAAAAACGCCGTGTTCGTCTTGATTTTAGGTTCTTAGATTCAAACCGAAGAAACTTTGGAATTTTAAGAAGCATGTTTGAAAACGAACGAACTACACATAAATGTCTTTGGATACCGACACCGTCGGAAACAAATCAAGAAGTAACGGCTAAGTTCGCTGCGTTTGCAAAGCTGTCGCAAATACCAGTGGAACGCCATAACAACAAAGGTCCAGACGCCGATTATGTTTCGTTTACAATTGAAGTTGACGAAGGCAGATAATCAATGAAACTTAAAACATTGAAAGTTCCAAAACATAGTTGCGTCGAGTGTGATGAAGTTGCTCTTTATTCGTTAACAATAGGCGAAGAAACCAACTACCTATGTGAAGAATGTTTTTTAAAGCTTTACGACACCATGGAACAATCCATGCTTGGCGGGAATGAACAATAAGGTATGGCAACAAACGATCGAAAACCTTACGATTCGGCAATGGTCTTAGACCAAGCTTTTTTGGATGATTGTCACGACAATCTTACAAATCAGTTAGAGCTTGTTGTTGAGATCGATAGTCCTATTGGAACGCTTTATCTTTCTGACCGAAACAAATATGTTGGTTCAACGTTTTACGAGGCACGCTTAAACTTTCCTATTATCACGCGCACAGTCGGTGAATTTCTTTCGCCTGTGCTTGAATTTTCGCAGCTTCAACTGGAGATCAACAACGTCGACGGCGCTTATAACGACGTGCTTCCAGCGGGTCCAGACTATGCTGGCTGGATTGGCCGGCAAGTCTCTGTCAAAATGGGTCTTCGCGACGTGGCTAGCACATATAAAGAAATCTTTCGTGGTCGTGTTACGGATCAAGGCGGCTTCGTGCGAACGGTTAATAGTTTCACTCTGATTGCGCGAAATGATTTTGATAGAATCAATGTGGATTTCCCGAAAAGCGTTTTTAAAACAAGCGTTTACACTGATTTGGAACCAAACTACGAGAACGTGGTTGTTCCAATTATTTATGGTGATTGGACGGTTTCCGTGCAGCCCGACGGTGCTTCGGTGCCCGGTTATCCCGTAAACGGCAACGATCCAGATGTTAACGGTGATGTGTCAAACTCGACACTTATTGACGTAGTTATTTCTCATAACGATAACGTCTTTTTCGACACATCAGCTGTCTATCTTTTTCGCCAAGAAACTTTTTATCCGTTTGATAGCGGTGATATCGTTGGCGTGGTTAACAATAAGGCGTTTCAGATTCGACAGTCTGGGACAACACCCGCGGGAACAACCCTAATTGATGGCGCTCCTTATTCGTTTCAACGTGGCGATCGATTCTTTGTGAAAGTCAGAGGCAAAGACTTAGGCGCCTACGATGATAACCTTGTTTGGCAAGCTCGCGACATATTGATTACATACGCCGGTTTGGTATCAGGCGATTTTGACGCGAATTGGGCAACTTATCGCGATAAGGCGTCACCCGCGGAGTCGGCTATTGCCAACTTTAAAAGCAGAGTTTGGATCCAAGAACCACAGCAAGCCTTAACCTATGCGCTTTCCATGCTCGAACAGGTACGTTTAGAGGCTTTCGTCGATAGGAATTTAAAACTAAAATTAAACTCTCTTCATCTTGATGATTTTCAGGCTTCGCCAACGTTTGCAGTAAAGAATTGGGATGTGGAAGCCGGTACGTTTCAGCCGCGCATTGACGATAGAAACAATTTCAACCGTGCCCGTGGCTCGTTTAATTTTCTTCCAAATCGAAACGAGAATTTTAATGAAACACCAATTTTTAAAAACGATGCGGCCATAACACAGGCTGGCAAAGAGATATCTAAAAGGATAGTATTTCCAAATCTTTACGTTTCATCAGATGTTAACTATCAAGTCAAAGAGCTTTTGCGCGTTGCCTCGTCTTATATCGAGGTCGTGCAAGCGAATTTAACTTGGCGATCTATGCTGCTTGATATCGGTGATTTTGTTAAGATAAACGTAGCTATTCAAGGCACGCAATTTACAGACGTTCCTGCTATGATTAGGGAAATAGGCTACGACCCTGATGGCATTAAGATACCGATCAAGCTTTGGTCGTTTCAGCTTATGCCGTTTTCTGGTCATAGCCCTGGCTTTGCTGGCATAACAGGCGGCTCGACCGCAACTATAACAGAGGAATAAGGGAGAATTTTAAATGACTGTTCTTTTAACTATTTCCGAAACGCTTGGCGGCGCGGCAGTTGCCGACTCTTTAGCGGGCGGCGGAACTGGCGTTGATCTTGGTTCGGTTGTTAATAACCAGTATGCTCCAATCACTTTGAAGTCAGCAAATACCGGGCATCAAGATTTATTTATATCGCACGATGCTGTTTTAGATCCGATTACGGATGTAAAAACATTTATTCAGCAGTATGGCGTTGGCACTGGTTTTACCTATGGCGGTGCTGACACAGCAGCCAACGATTTCACAACTCTTGTTAACTTGGGGAACGCTTCTGGTTCTTCAAAAAACAACGCTGACGGACTTTCCGGCGGTATTTGGATTGATATGGATTGGAATGCTTCAACGGCTAACCAGTTTGATCAAGCAAACTTTCCAACACTGGTTAAAATCTATGGTGATGGTTTAACCGATGGCGTTGATCTTGCTTCTGCTTTTATTTTAAAAGCCGATGCTATGGTTTACGATGCTCCGCCTGAAACAGCCGCTGGAACTCCAGTTGATGGACAAATTGGTATTTCTGGTGACACAACACTTGGCGACACCGCACATGTGAAGTTGAGAATTTACATACCAAATGCATTTTCAGACGGCGGTATCATTCAATGGGAATGGGTTATAGCCTATTCTTTTACGAGTTAGAAAATGTTTTTGCTTCGTTGGGGTTTTGAATATTTAAATGGCACGAGAAAAACAGGTATGTGGTCCAATCCTGGTCATAGGGATGATTTAACCACGAAAGCTTGGTGCCATAATAAAAATGTTCGTTATGCATTTATCGAAGCAAAAAATATTGAAACAAGAGAAATAAAAGAAGTTGTCAGGTGCGATGGTCAAAAGTTTAGAAATTTCCAATGGATTTCTGTAAGGCAGCTTTTTTCTGGAACGACAAAGCAAGTTGGAATTTCTCTTTTGGCTTCGGACGAATCGGTTGACGTTCTTTCAAACGGAACGGCAAAACGCGGACCAGTTAGAAACGAAAACATAAATTTTGCGACATATGGCAAATAGCGGGAGTTACCCAAGATGGCAATAGTATCACGTCTTCAGTTAAATCATCCAGCACTTGGCACAGCTGGTGGCGCTTCTTTACATGCCAGCATTGAAGATCTTTACGAAAAAATCGGCGATAATATGAATGATCGCTGGTTTGCAATATCTGATTTTGATGACACTGAAACAGTTGATTTGCTGCACAACTTCGAAACTGATTTTGGAAACATAAACTACGATATTTGGCAATATACCGGCAGCGAGTGGGTTTTATTAACCGAACAAACAACGCCAGCAAGATCTGATTTTTCCATAGTTGAAAAGACTGGTTTTGAAGATACAACTCTTGAAATAACGAACAATTCTGGAACCAACGATTTGGTTATTGCCGTAAGCATGACCATGCAAGCTTTATATCTGTCACAAGACGATATTAAAGACGTTGATGTTACGACTACACCGCCAGAAGACGGCCAAGCTTTAGTTTACGATGTTGCCGATGGAAAATTTAAACCGGGCGCATCTGGTGATGCTAGTTTCAAGTTACAATCAGTAAGTGATCCAAACGCTACGATTAAGGGCGGATTTATTCTCTTAGGCGACGGTCGCGAGCTAGCAACGTATGACGGCGCTGGTTCAGCGAGCACGGATTACGGCAAAGATATTACGATAAACCTTGATACGATTTTAGGCACAGACCCAACGAATGCGACGACTTATTATCTATACATTGATCTTAACTCCCTTTCTAGTGAGGTCACACTTTCCGACAATGGCCGGAAGGTTTATGGAGTCGTTGAGGCAAATTTCCATCTTTCAACCATTGCTCCTGAGCTTAAAGACCAGGTGCGCTACGTGCCCGTCGGATTTATTCGCTCGGCCACGAGTGGAACAGTTTGGAGCGGTGCCGGTGCTGCGTTTGGAACCCTTGCCACGCGAGCACATCAAAAATATGCAAGCAGAGCACAACGAAACTATTTGGATAGCTGGTTCGACGGCTCAAAGACAATAGAATCTGTTACCAGTGGGCTGACCGCGACCGGAAACATTACGCCAAGCACCAGGTGGAAGGCGAGCAACACGTCGCTGCTCACGATTGCGAATCAAACGGGCTCGGCGCTTCGAGAAACAAAATCTCTCAAGCTTGACCACATAGCAGTTGGCGCAGCTTTTGTGCAAGCGCCAGAGTTCACTTTAGACACTGTCGATTTAGGTAAGCCCGTAACCGTTAGCTTTGATCACGGTGCCGTTACAGCGGCGGACGATTATCAAGTCTATATGGTTCGCTACAATTCAAGCGGTGTTTATCAAGAAAGCATTCCGATTTTTGGAACGGCTTCAGCAACGAGCCCGAATTCTGCGCAAATCCCATCGGGCAGCGTGGGCACGTTCCAAGGGTTTTTCATTGCTGGTTCAACGGCAACCGATCTTTATGCTTTGCGGTTCTATCGAAACAGTGGTTCTGATGGGACCGATATCTTGATTGATACGCTTTATGTTGGGCCGCAAAGTGTTGTGCAAGGCGCGGCAATAACGGATTGGGTGTCGTATACGCCGACGGATGCTTTAAGCAGGATGGGTTCTTCGGTTTATACTATGAAGGGCTGGTGGCGTCGAGTTGGTGACAGTATGAATGTTGTTGGGGTGATGGATGTCACCTCAGTATCTGGAGCTGTCAACAATAACTTTGCTATGAGCATACCAAGTGGTTACTCAGTTGATGAATCAAAATGGGAAGTATCTGGTAATGACGGAAAAGATATCCTCCCAGGTTATGCCTATTGGTTTGATGCTGGTGCGACCAACGAGCAAATGCCTCTAATACCAGTGTTTAGCACAGGTTCAAATAATTCGGTTTTCTTTGGGAAAAGTGCAGGAGCAGTAGATTTTATTGATGGGACAGAGTTTGGCGCTGGCGATGCAATCTCATTCAATATTACTGTCCCAATCGTCGGTTGGTCTTCGAACGTGGCCATGGCGAATCGGGCGGTTGAGGAGTATGCGAGCCATAATGGTTCAAGCATTGTGTTGGGTTTAGCAGGAGCGGCAATCCCTACGTCTACTCCAGCGGGTACAAAAGACGAATACGACATAACCTCTGCGTTCCAGAATATTCAGCCAACAGATCGATTTTTTGCAGAGATTCAAAGAGGAGCGGTCGGACCGTGGTTGGGTGGAAGTTTAGAGGCAGATCGTCTCAGATTCGATGGCACAAACTACATAGGCTATGACGTTATATTTAACGGCACAAGCGTAAAACTAGTTCGTGGGAAGTATAGAGTTGGAACTTCGACAGCTTGGAGTGGCGTTGTTGCGAACACGGCTTGGAGAGTTGGCAGAGTAAAAAGCGGTGCTTCGGTCGGGTATCCTGTCTCTGCTAGAAACGTAGTCGGCAATACTTCAGGCACAGCGGTTCCGAGTGGGTTTATTGGCGAGAAGATTTCCGCTTCATTAAGTAATACAAGTTTATCAAGTGGAACAGATACAACTGTTACTGGAACTTTAGCGTTGCCTCCAGGTGTTTGGCTTATATTGGCTCAGGGTTATTTTGATGGGACTGGTTCGACTACGTGGAACAATATATCCATATTGTCTATCAGCACCACTCTAGCAACCCATGATTTTACTTCTCATGACCAAAGATCGCCAACGTCATTGCAAGATCACACGTTGGCTTGTCATAAGCTGGTGAATATATCTGCTAACACCAATTATTACATGATCGCATCTGCGAATTTTGGAGCGTCTACAGCACAAATATTAGCCTCAAGGAGCATATTTGAAGCAGTGAGGATCGCTTAATGATCGAAAGCCGACTTGATAAATTATGATCGCCGTAACGACCAACACGCATAATATTGAGGGAAAATGAATAAATTATTGTTTTATGCGCATATAGTGTTTGTTTTATTCATTTCTTGTGCCGAACGAGATAATAAAGTTGAGTATGAACCAAATAAACTTCCAGAAAGTTTAGTTGAGAAAAAAAGACTTTATTGTAATGCCGGTTTTAGCAATGGTGAATCGGTTGCGTGGAATATTCATGCTTGCGATTCACTTCTTCACGCATCGCTTTGGGGTTTTTCTTGCGGTCAAATCCCAATTGAATCTTTCATGGCCGAGCCTGGAAAATGGCACAGGAAAACAACGCATGACTGTCTGGCAAACGGTGAATCAAAAACCACGATATCAAAAGACATGTTTCGTGGTTTGTTCTTTTATCTTTTAAAACATAGAAAATTAGATCTCGTTAACAAAACAATCGAATATGGGAAAAAACATAATTGGGTTATGGGCGAAGGAGAGTCACCAAACGATCCAGAAACTATTGCTCGCGTGGTTTTGAGTCCTGGTCTTATTAGTGAACTTTTTGATTTGCAAAGCGTTTTAAAAGGAACGCGTTTAACTGCTACATCTGAAGCTTTAGGTTTTAACACTGGTTTTCGAGCTCACCTTGATGTTCTTGGTATTATTTTCCGCGGTCAGCTTTACGGTGGAATTACGGATAACGAAATCGATACATTGAAAAAGCAGTCAGATCGACAGCCTCAAAACGTGATGTTTCAATTTGCAAGGCATCTTTACGGGACAGAACATAATATAGAGGGCGCAATTGCCTTATTAGAAAACGAAAAATATTTCCCGCTTGATCGGCTACCGAATTCTGCCGATAGGTGTGTTGGAAACTTATTTGAGCACGACCAAAAAGATTCTGATTGGCTACCTTGTCCAGATAGAAACGAAACACATAGCGGCACAGACTTTGTTTTTGCGGTTTCTCTTTTAGATGGAACCTTAGATGAATGGAAATAAATCTCGTTGAATTTGCAAAAGACTATGGTCCAGCATTCCTATCAATAATCGGCACATTGCTTGGCCTTTTGGTCAGCGGTGTTAGTGTTGTGGTTCGTTATGCTTGGAAACAGCATACGGCACGCATGACGACACTTCTTGAAGCAACAAAAGAGCTTGCCGAACGGATTAATGTTCATGAAGAAAACACAAAATCTAGAACACAAACCACAGAAAAAATAGTTCAAGGTCTTCGTGCTGAAATTCATATGGTTCAGCAAAAATTCGAACATATTCGAGTTAGTTTAATGGGTTGCGAAGCAAACGTTAAAAGCCAGCAAAATACGATTACCGAACATATTAGAGAACTTGCTAAAATAGACTCAAAACTAGAAGCCGTTTTTAGGTTTGTGGATGCGCCGCGCCGGTCGTCGGACGTTCGTTAAAAAAAAGGAGTTTATTTATGTGGTTTTTTGTTTTGGCCTTGGCCATGCTTTTCAGTGATATTGCCTTGTCACAAGAACAAGGCGAAGTTTTTTTAGATCTATTTAAAAGTTGGCCTGAAATTGGAAAACTTGTAGCCTTTATTGCTGCGTTGCAGGTTTTTATGCGAGGTCTTGCCGAGGCTTTAACCCGTATAGCTGATTACACAGAAACCAATTGGGATAATAAGCTTGCTGCTTGGCTATCCGAAGCTTCATGGCTTGTTGGCGTTGTGCTTGGCAAGATTGGCTACGGAACACCGAAGCTTGTTGTAAAAGAAGAGGCAAAAAATGAGCGCGAAAAAAGCAGTAACGACAGTGGACCTGGCTCTATCGGCGCTAAGCCTTCTTAAAGGTGCGCTTGTTGTCTTGGCACTTGTCCTTATTGAGTGGTCCAGAAAACGAGCTCGCATAGCTGAGATTAAACAAGCGGTTGCCGAAACTGATCTCAGTATAAAAAACAAGCAAGACGAAATTCAAAAGGCCGCCGATGAAAAAGATCCTGACACTATTATTAATGATTACCTTGCCAAGCAAAGCGGCAAGGTCGGAAACAAAAATATTCCCTGAAACATCGGTTTGCTACTCGTATGCCGATCGCGAAAAGATTGCAGACACAATCGTTCAGCTTGAAAAATGTCGTGTTGAGGTAGCAGAACAAGACTGGCTTATCCGCGAACGCCTTACAACGTTCGGCAACGCAAATGAGCCGTCTTTTTGGCAAGACCCGAGTTTTGTCGTCGGTGGAATGTTGGTGAGCTTCTCCATGGGGGCTATTTTGACTTATCTTGTGGTTCGCGATAGGGGGTAGGGGTCTCGCCTGAACCTGAACCGACGATCGGGAGATATGCTAATTCTTCTTTTTAGGCCTAACAAAACCGTCCGGGCAAGACCCCTTCTTTATTGTCGTCGCCATTAAGAAACCCTTTAGCGTTGGTTCATTTTTTATCGGAAATAAGCGGGAAAATATTTTCGAAATTGGTAAAATAACCGCATGCTTCCAACAATATATGACCACGTCACGAACATTGTATCTTTGGACAAGACGGCAAAGGATCCATTTCCCGATGGCTCGCCGCTTGGTGTTACCGTCCACTATACGGGCGGTCCAAAGGTCGTTTCCGCTATCCGTACACTTATTGCGGCAGATCTCGGCTATCATCTTCTTATCGATCGTGATGGTGCGGTTTTTCAAATGACGTCGTTTAATCGAAAATGCTGGCATGCGGGTAAAGCCGTTTGGCTTGGACGTTCGCCAAATCATCATCATGTTTCCGTCTCCCTATCGTCTTGGGGTTATCTCGATCAAAACCTTAAGACCTATACTGGTCAAAAATTAAGCATTGATGAATCATCTTACCGCCCTGACAATGTGACGGGAAGAATGTATTACTGGCATAAAGCGACGGATAAACAAATTGTCGCGCTCCGTTCATTTCTTTATTGGACGGTTCAACACGGGATTGATCCAGATGCGGTTTGCGGTCATGACGAAGCGTGCTTGCCAAAAGGTCGAAAGCTTGACCCTGGTGGCGTGCTGCCATTTCATATGAGCGAGCTTCGAGACGAGCTTCGAGCTTATAAAAAGAATAGTGCATCTATTTTGGCCTAGCTATTCTGACCCATACGTCATTAGTTAATTTTACCAAAGTCAGAGTTAAAATTGCTGGAAGAAGTGGACCAAAGACGATCATCAAAAAAACGAAACCGAATTGTTTTTTTAAGCTTCCATAGGGATAGGCAGCGATTGAGAAGAGGGCGCAAAACACAGACCATCCTAGTAAGATAAACCAAACTAACTTAAGATCGACAGTCACAATCATTGACTTTCCTATCGTGAAAAAATGGATAAAGGCAAAAAAACAAAAATCGTAAACTTTAAACTTTCGCTTGCCGATTATCGTTCGCTTAAAAAACTGGCCAACGAACAGACCAAGGGCAATGTTTCGGCTCTTATTCGTCTATGGATTGTTTCGAAGAAGCCTTAAACGTGTAATAACTTGTGCCTGGTTTTCTGTACTCCTCTAAATCCAAGTCTTTTAAAGCAGGTATTTTTGAGTAATCGACATTGCCTTTTCTGTAGGACTTATAAATCTTTACGCCTTTATGAACCATGTTTTGATGGCTAAGTTTACCAATGATTTTTTCACGAAGTTCGGAAATAAGCTTTTGTTTTTCTTCGACTTCATTGGTTAAGCTTTGCCACTGCTCGATGGCTAATTGAAGCTCTTTATCTCGAACCTTTTTAAAATCTTTATCGCTTAGTTCAGGCG